ACTGGTGTTGACATGGCGATCCTCCTTTAGTTGCCTCTGTCCTCCCAAGTAAACTCAAATTTTAAATTGAATTTCTTTTTTAGGAGGGTGAATGTGTGTCTTAACTTTAATCCAGATGGTTCTGGTGGGTCTTCTTTAATCTCCCTCCTGAGCATTAGCTCCACACCTTTATTTATCTTCAATTCCTCACTCATTTAGATCCTCTGGTGATCAACTTATTATCTACGAAATATTTTACAGCGTCAACTAGTCCACCGATCTGTTCATCATCGATAACAATCTGTGGATAAGATTGACGTTGTGGAAACTGCTCACGAAATTCTACAGCAGAAATATCTTTACCAACACGAACCTCAGTGTAAGGCAAGTCTGCTCTCTTACAGAGTTCTTTTGCCTTGGCACAGTATCCACATCCAACGTTAGTATAAATTTTAATATCCATTTTAACAGCGGTAAATAAACGACGTAGCAATGTACTTATCGTTAGACAGAGGAATGTGTCCACGATGAGCAAAGAGATAATTACATGGGAAGAGTAAGATCTTTCCTTTCACTGGTTTGATTTTTCTACCAGTGTAAAAGAACTCTGTCTCTCCCCCATCATCAACAGTATTTAAGTATAAAATAAATGCTAATAACCTATCATAGGTTAATTCTGTGGCGGTGTCAATGTGATCATTGAAAAAACCTTTTCCTTTAGGATACTTCCTGACACTAAAGTCTTTAGACTCTAAATTGTACTGCCATGGCCATCCTATCGTACCTCGGTAGTCTAAGAAAGCCCTATCAATACATTTGATAATAGTATCACGTACATATTGGTCTCCCCAAGCACGAGTGGCAACCAGTTGAGAGTCATCCACTTCGTTCTGATCAGTATTGGTATTTTTTAGCATCGCTTGATGCTGTAGGTCTTCGTTCTTCTCAAACCAATCCACAAGATCATCACATGTCTGATGATCAATGACATTTTTTTCGTAAATTACATCATCAAACAGCATAAAAAAAAGAGGGTCGCTTGACCCTCTTATTATATCACAGAGCGTTGCCTCTTGGCAATACCTCTTCTGGGAACACGAAGTTCTCATGTGGTTGATCGACTGGTGCCAACCAAGCACGTAGACCTTCATTCAATAGGATGTTCTTAGTATAGAACGTCTCGAACTCAGGGTCTTCAGCTGCTCTCACTTCTTGGGATACAAAATCGTAAGCACGAAGGTTAAGAGCAAGACCGATAATGCCAATGCTGCTGGTCCAAAGACCCATAACAGGAACAAAAAGCATGAAGAAATGTAGCCACCTCTTATTACTAAATGCAATTCCGAAGATCTGTGACCAGAATCGGTTAGCGGTGACCATTGAGTACGTTTCTTCTTCTTGGGTCGAGTCGAATGCTTTGAATGTGTTTGCTTGTTCACCATCTTCATAAAGAGTATTTTCTACTGTAACACCATGGATTGCTGAGAGCAGAGCACCACCCAGGATACCTGCTACACCCATCATATGGAAGGGATTTAATGTCCAGTTGTGGAACCCCTGTAGGAAGAGTAGGAATCGGAAGATCGCTGCGACACCAAAACTGGGAGCAAAGAACCAGGACGATTGTCCCAAAGGATAGATAAGAAATACGCTGACAAACACAGCGATAGGACCAGAGAAAGCAATAGCATTGTACGGACGGATACCTACTAAACGACTAATTTCAAATTGGCGAAGCATGAAACCTATGAGAGCAAAGGCTCCGTGGAGCGCCACAAAATTCCAGAGTCCCCCAAGTTGGAACCAGCGGACGAGATCTCCTTGAGACTCAGGACCCCAAAGTAGAAGAAGAGAATGACCCATAGCGTCAGCAGGAGTTGACACTGCTGCCGTGAGAAAATTAGCACCCTCAAGGTAAGAAGACGCCAACCCGTGGGTATACCAGCTTGTAACAAACGTCGTGCCAGTAAGCCAGCCACCAATTGCCAGATAAGCAGTGGGAAAAAGAAGTAATCCAGACCAACCCACAAAGACAAAGCGATCTCGTTTAAGCCAGTCATCCAGGACATCGAACCATCCCCTCCTTGTTGGTTGTAGTGTTGATGCTACCATTTTTATTTACCTTTGAATTTTTTAACCAGTATAATTGTGGCCAAGTGTCCATGATAATCTCACGTTCTTTAGGTGAAGTGTTTTCATTTATCATGTTCGTAAACTATCTTAACACACAAAAGGAAAAAAAAGAGGGTCGAAGTGACCCTCTTTATGTTTATTTAATTTTTAGATCAACCGATGCTAGGAGCGGTGAGAGCAACAGGAGTTGACTCAGCAGCAGCAAGGTCGAGGGGGAAGTTGTGAGCATTACGTTCGTGCATCACTTCCATGCCAAGACCAGCACGATTGAGGACATCAGCCCAGGTGTTCAGAACTTTACCTTGGGAGTCCATGATGGACTGGTTGAAGTTGAAACCGTTGAGGTTGAATGCCATGGTGCTAACACCAAGAGCAGTGAACCAGATGCCAACGACAGGCCAAGCAGCAAGGAAGAAGTGGAGCGAACGGGAGTTATTAAAGGAAGCGTATTGGAAAATAAGGCGACCGAAATAACCGTGAGCAGCAACGATGTTGTAGGTCTCTTCTTCTTGACCGAACTTGTAACCATAGTTTTGGGACTCGTTCTCAGTGGTTTCACGAACCAGCGAAGAGGTAACCAGTGAACCGTGCATTGCCGAGAAGAGTGAACCACCGAAGACACCAGCGACACCCAACATGTGGAAGGGGTGCATCAGGATGTTGTGTTCTGCTTGGAAGACGAGCATGTAGTTGAACGTACCCGAGATGCCAAGGGGCATAGCGTCACTGAAAGAACCTTGACCGAAAGGATAGACCAGGAAGACAGCAGAAGCAGCAGCAACAGGAGCACTGTAAGCAACACAGATCCAAGGTCTCATACCCAGGCGGTAGGAGAGTTCCCACTCACGACCCATGTAGGCATAAATGCCGATCAGGAAGTGGAAGATGACAAGTTGGAAAGGACCACCGTTGTAGAGCCATTCATCGAGGGAAGCAGCTTCCCAGATGGGGTAGAAGTGAAGTCCAATAGCATTAGAAGAAGGAACGACAGCACCAGAGATGATGTTGTTTCCGTACATGAGTGAACCAGCAACTGGTTCACGGATGCCGTCAATGTCCACAGGGGGAGCAGCAATGAAGGCAACGATGAAACAAATGGTAGCAGCAAGCAGGCAGGGAATCATCAGAACGCCGAACCAACCCACATAGAGGCGGTTGTCGGTGCTGGTGACCCAGTTACAAAACTGTTCCCATTGAGAAGTATTCTTTTGTTGTGAAAGAGTAGATGAAGCCATTGTTATGAACTAAAAGTAAGACCATCAGGGGAATGGTGGAGTTACTATTTCCTCGCCACCCTCAGGCAAGGACATGAGAGACGGATTGGTGACCCTGCCTAGTCTCGGTCAAACGGCAGGGGTTGAACATGTTACAAACCCGTTAAGGTTCGTTACATTTGTTCATGTATTTAGTATAGCAGGTGTTCGGGAATCCGTCAACCCCTAAAATTTGAGTACATATACTCAGTGTGACGGGGTGTCCCGACCACTCCGTTAGTATACGACACATCTCATGTCCTGGCAAGTACCTTGTGCCACTCGATCAACTGGTACTCGTCTAAATAGTTCAACGAAGAAAATACTAACCGAAGTGTAAGTAATGGCAGACCGTTTTCCATTAATTGTTAACGAGACATCTCGAAAGATTGAAGAGATGCTCTCGGGAGACAACTTAGATTTAACTGGCAATGGCATTGCCATTAGTGGTAGCACTGGTACTACAGGACAGTACCTAAAAAGTGATGGAGGAACTGTTGCTTGGGATAACCCAGGCGATGTCTATTTAACTCAGACACAAACTCTAACTAACAAGACTTTAGAGACGAGTATCATTAGTGGCGCTGTCAATACTCTCACCAACATTCCCAACTCTGCTTTATCTAACTCTACAATATCTGTTAACGGTCAGCCAATTTCTTTAGGAGGAACAGTAACAACTCCCGATACAAATACAACGTACACAGTTGAAGCTGTTGATGGTGGTCAAGCAACTCAAAAAATCATTAGGTTATCTGGGTCTGATTCCACCAGTGATGATATCATCTTAGCGGTTGGAACTCCTAACACAGTACCAGTTGGATCTCAACCACTAGAATTAGAAATTACCAGAGTAGACGACACTATTACTATTTTGGGGACAGTAGTAGATACCAACACAGTTACTACTTTACAATCTGGTACTGGTGGTACAGCTGTATCTGGTGCTGTTACTATCGCTGCTGGAAACTTTACTTCAGTATCTCAACTTGGTAATGTCATTACTATTACTGGTCAAGACACAGACACGATCACTAGATTACGTGGCGGATCTGGTCAGACATTTGCTTATGGTGACTTTACTATCCTCCCTGGTTCTCAAGTAACTGTAACTCAGGCACCTAACGGTACTACTGGTCTACCAGAAATCACAATCGGTTCGTTTGATACTATCACCAGAGTTAAAGGTGGTGGATCAGGAACACTAACCTCAGGTGACATCACAATCACTGGTGGCAGTGGTGGAAATGTTACAGTCAGTCAATCTGGTAGCACAATTAACATTGATTCTGAGAATGACGATACTATCACTAAGATTGCTTCAGGTTCACAAACACTAGCATCTGGTAACTTTATCTTTAAACAAGCGGGTGCTACTACAATTACTCAAAGCACTCTGCCTAACGGCGATATCGAAATTGAAATTGATTCTTTAAACAGTGATACTGGTGCTGGTCTTGGTGCTGGAACTGGTCTCACATTATCAAACAGTGACTTCTCATTGAAGAATGGCAACAACTTAATTGATAACCGTGTTCCTATTTGGGATGGTGCTAACGGTCAGTTTGTCAATGGTAGTATTACTGACGACGGATCTCAAGTTACTATTGATGGAGACTTAGTTGTTCTTGGCACAAACACAATTCTTGAGACATCTACTTTACAAGTTGAAGACAACTTAGTAGAACTAAGAAAAGGTAACAGTCTTGTAGGTTCTGATGCTGGCATTCAGATTAATAGAACCACGACATCAACAGGACAGATTTCTAGTTTCATTAGATGGGAATGGTATGAAGCTGGTGCTTACTGGAGATCTTACGATGGTTCTGTTACCAACAGAATGGTTACAGAGAACGAACAACAAACACTTACTAACAAAATTCTTGACGGAGCAACCTTAGTTGGTCCTGCTCTAGGTGATGCTACTGCCACAACATTGAATGGCATGTCCATCACCAGCACATCTGGTAGTACATATACACTAGCAAATCTCAAAACATTCACCGTCAATAATACAATGACGTTGAATGCTACTGATGGTGCCAGCATCAACTTCGATTCAGGTGGTGGTACTGGTGCTAAGGTTGCTTATAATACATACAATCTCGGTGAGTTTGCTGTAACCAGTTCAGCACAGTTAGCTTCGAAGATCTCGGACAAGTCTGGTTCTGGTAAATTGTTGTTTGACACAAACCCAGTTGTTGTTGATGGTATTATTACCCAGAGCACATCATTTGATCTTGTTAACACTGCTGCTACTGGAATTAATTTTGGTGGTGGTGCTACACAAATTGAGATTGGTTCCACCTCTGGTACTACAAGTATCAATCACAATCTAGAAGTTGATGGCAACACCACAATTGGTACTTCTGATGGTGGTGACAGTTTACTAATTAATGCCAATCCAAACTTCGAGAACCATGACATTACTATTCGTGGTACTAGTGCTACCCCAATTTATATTGGGCGTGGTGGTGGAGAAGTTGCTAGTAACACTCGCTTAGGATATGCTGCTTTAGGTGCCAACCAATCTGGTTCACAAAACACAGCAGTTGGACACTCAGTTCTAATCAATAACGTTTCTGGTGCTGCTAACACTGGTTTAGGATACAGAGCATTAAGAGACAATGATGGTGGTGATAACAACATTGCCATTGGTAAAGATGCTTGCTTGCTTAATGATTCTGGAGAAGGAAACGTAGCTATTGGTGTCAGTGCTCTAGAAAATAACCAGGGTAGTGACTACAACGTATGTATCGGTCACTTTGCTGGTCATGCTGTAACAGGAACAGGTAACGTTCTTATTGGTCCTGCTAGCACAGAAGATTCATTGAGTGCTACTTACTCTCCACCGTCTGCTGGTGGCGACAATCAACTTGTCATTGGTTCTGGAACTTCAGCATGGGTAAGAGGTGACGCTCAATTTAATGTCACACTACCACAAGATTTAAGAGTTAATGGTGACACTACAATTGACGGAGACCTAGTTGTTACTGGTACACGTGTCGAACTAACTACATCTACACTAACAGTTGACGATAAGAACATCGAACTTGCTTCTGTTTCCAACCTAACCATTACTGCTGATGTAACAAACGGTCAAACAAATATCACTAACATCACACCAACTGTTGGTATCATTGTTGGTATGGCAATCAGTTCCCCTGGTGGTGCTATTCCAGCAGGAACTATTATTTCAGCATTCGATGCTGCCAACGGAACAGCAACACTATCAAACGCTGTTACATCTGGTGTTGGTAATGAAACCTTTATTGTTTCTGGTCCCGTTGATAGTGCTGCCGATGGTGGCGGTATTATTATTAAGGGTACTCCAGTACTCCAGGGTGGTACAGGCGACAAAACATTCCTATATGACCACAGCAGAACTAAAAAGTATTTTGTATCTAGCGAGAACTTTGAACTTGCTAATGGAAAAGAATTTGCTATCGGTAATCAGTTAGCATTGAGTTCCACAACTCTTGGTTCTACTGTAGTTAATTCATCTCTAACATCCCTTGGTGTTCTAGTTGGCGCTACTGGTCAACCAGCACTTGAAACTGATGGTGCTGTTGTTCTTGGAGGTAGAGTCATTGAAGAAGTGTTCAGTTCAATGACATCTGAATTTGCTAACAGTGGGGGAACAGTAACAATTACTACGGCTGCTGCTAACACTATTTGTGGTAAAACAACAGCAAACAATACTGCTATTAATACCTGGGCGTTCACAACTGCTGATCCAGACGGAAATACATTACAGAATGGTCAGTCAGTCACAGTCACGCTCATTATTGATGCTTCTGCAGCGTCTACATATGGTGATGGTTGTACTGTAGACGGCACTTCAGTTCCTACAGGTGTTAGATGGTCTGGTGGTTCTCCTCCAATTGCTACTTCGAACACAGATATTCTCACTTTCTTAATTGTGAAGGACAGTGCTGGCAATCTTAGAGTATACGGTCAAGGCAACACAGACTTTAGCTGAGGATAGATAGATGCCAGTAAGTTTTAATAGTCCCGCTAGAAACCTATTTCTTCTAGGTTCATCTGGAGCAGATGTAGTAACAAATTTTTTCAAAACCATTGATCAGTCGGCAGGGACTGATACCAGACATTTCCCAGCAGAGATCAGATACAATGAATCAGATGAAAAATATTTGTTATCTGGTAGAGCACAAGATGTTGACAATAAAGAGTTTGGTTTTCTTGAAAAGAGAGACCTTCAAGGTGTAGAAGAATGGGGAGTTAGAGTAGAATCCACAGAAGTTGGAGTTGATACGACTCTAAATGCCATGGAGTTGGATGCCAATGGCAACATCATTGTTGCTGGTAAGATTGGAGATGTTCCTTGGGTTGCCAAGTATTCTAATGGTGGTCTGGTTGATTGGCAATCTACTACAAATAGTGCTGACCTTACATACACAGGTCTTGCCGTAGATAGCAATAATAATATCTACGCTTGTGGATCTACGCCACTACTCAGTCAAGGTGCGGCATATGATCCAGTAGCATTTGTAGAAAAGTTTGATGCTAACGGCAATCCTGGTTGGGGTAAGTCAGCATTTATGCTTGGAAGAGAAGTGGTGTTATATAAATGCTCTGTAAATTCTAGAGGTGAAGTTGTTGCGGTTGGTTATCTAGAAGATGACAGCACAAGAAAAGGATACATTGTCAAAATTGATACTAATACTGGTGAAGTTCTATGGGATAAAACTCTAATCTCATATGATCTGAATGGAATTGGTGATTATGTAAATCTTTATTGTGAAGACGTTCATATTGATAATCAAGATCAAATTTATGTTGTCGGTCAGACTGTAGATGTATGGACTTCTGGAAGACCAAACAGAGGATTTATAATCAAGTA